AAAGATGTTTCCTTGTGCCATAGAAGCGAAAAGACCTTCACGACCTTTGTATCCTGCGGCCAATAAATCACCTGCCCATTCTTTGGAGTTGAAGTTGGCAGACTCTCTTTTGTTTCTGAAACGTTTTTCGGCATTTTCTCGGTTCACGTTGTACCAAACATATCCCAAAGTTTCCCCAGAAGAATTGTCGGTCATTTTCAACCAAGAAATTTGGGTCATATTGGTACGGTTTTCCGAAACCATTTCTTTGGTGATGGTACCTCTGGTAGTGTATTGTTGGTAAGTCGTGTTCAAAGATTCTTGCATCCCTGCTGAACCTTTCAAGAACTCCGAAATATCGGCAAAAACACTGATTCCAGTAGCTCCCAACGCTGTCCATCCGGCTGCGTCACCACAAGAAGCGGTAAAAGTAGTGGAAGTTGTTGCAGAAATACGCCCTTGTCTGGAGATGGTACCATCTGGCAAGAAAGCCGTGATTACTTCACCTGCCCTGAAAGTGTGTCCTGCCAATGTAAATACGTCGGCTGTACGTGCTACTCCTGTGGCAAGTTGAGTCAATCTGTCTTCTTCTGTCCAAGTGATTACATCACTGGCATAAGGTATTTTACGTCCGGTTTTTTCAAACCATCCGTCGATCATCTGACTGCCATATCTCTTGTTCAGAGTTTTGTCCATATCAGGAATTTCGTGAGTTGAGTAACTCATATCGGATAAATCCAGGTAATTTGCGGCAGTAGGCACTTTTGTCGCGCTAGGCGTGTATCGTACTGCTGGTGATGCGGCTATTGCTCCCATTTTGTTTTGATTTTTTTAATTATTGACTAATTTTTTTAATCAAGAAAAAGAGATTAATCCTTGGTGAAAGTGACTCCGGAACCGCCATTGCTTGGTATTGTTCTTATATTGTCGGGCTGAATGTTTTTAGATAGCTTATCATTGATTTCAAGCTGTTTGGCCATCCCTCTTTTGTAAGCATTATTCAACTCGGTTTTATAATTTTTGGCCATATAAATGGCTTCGTGGTACCCTGCGTGATCGGTTACTTCCCCTGTCTCTTTGTCTAGGAACGGTTTAATAAAGTTTCGGGAATCCAGTTGGTCTTCTTTTACTTCTTCAAGGTTTTCCGGTTTGATGGAAAACTCTTCAAAACCTGTTTCGTTGTCGCCTAGTTTAATTTTGAACCCTTCAAAATCTCTATTAAACAAAGCTTCGGTTTTAGAAACAAAATTATTTCGCTTGGTTTCTAACTCTTTACTAAATTCTTCTTCTTGGTTAGTGTGATCGTCGTAAAACTTTTTGGCTTCTCGATACGCTTCCGGGATATAATCGTCAGACCCTCCAACGGCATTAAATTCCTGTTTGCGGTTTTCGAAAAAGGCATTGGCTTTTCTTAAATCGGCTTTTACATTGATTCCCTTTTCGAGTATCTCGTCTTCGTCGAGTTCTTCGTCAAGGTCGGCAATGTTGTATTGTTTGTTGTACAAATGATTCGCTTCTTTGTCCGTCAAGTCTGGATTCGAAAGCTTGATGTATTGTTTAAGTACATTCTCCGGCGTTTCGGCGCTCCAATCTTTTTGGGTTTCTAGGAAATCATTGTAATTTCTATTCCCTGTTTTTTCAATGAACTCGTTGAATTTCTCCATCTCTGGAGCGTATTTCTTTTGCTTTTTTGGAGTCAATGAATTCTGGAACTCCTCAACCGTCATTCCTTTGGAATCTGCCAAATATTGCAGGGCTAAATCTTCGTCAAGCTCCACGGCTTCATATTCCTCTTCCTCTTCAATTTCTTTCTCTTGGGTTTCGATTGTTTCTACCGCTGGCGGAACAACAACCACTTCCTCTTGTCTTTCTTCGGTAGCAGGAACAATTACTTCGTTTTCATCGTTGCTGACCGGCGTAAAACTTATGTTGCTTACTTGAGCATCGTCATTGGCGACCTCATTTATAATTGTTTCATCTTCTGGCATCTTGATATAATTTGATTTATTTAGGACAAATGTAAATATTATTTGCTTACAAACGTTTGTTGTCGTTTATTTTCTTTGTAAGTTTGCATTGCGAGGAGGAGAAGTTGGTATCTCGGGTGGCTCATAACCATCAGGTCACAGGTTCGAGTCCTGTCCTCGCTACAAGTTGATCGCTCCATTTGGGCGAAACAAATCCAGAAGCGGATAGCCTTGAAGTTATCCGCTTTTTGCTTTCTATTTTCTCCTCAGTTCTTCCACTTTTTTTCTTTCCAATCCGCTTTGCACGTCAAGAGTATCTACTTTGGTAGTACCTTTCAGTTCCTTGCGTCTTTGTTCTGCCTTGGCATTTTTGAGTGCTAGTTGTTGCGGGTTCAATCCTCGTGCGTTTTCAGTGTCAGGAGCATACTTGGAGTCTATCCCTGAATTGTAGTTTTCCTGCGCCTTAATAGCTCTTTTGGCTACGTCTGAATTTGCAGTAACTTGGCTATCGGTGGTGATTCCTCCTCCAATACCATCTCTTTTTGCGCCTCCAATGGTTCCTTTTACGGCATCCACTTTATACACTGCCGATGGAATTGGCTTCTCTACAACCTTGGTTTCTTTTTGTGGCGGTGTTCCCGGAATGATTCTGTCCGGAGTTCCTGGTGTAACGATGTCTGGAGTTGGGTTTACGGCTGGTTTTCCCTTGGTACCACTCATTTGTACCTTGTAGGTTTTTCCGTTATGGGTAAATAATTCTTTTCCGGAAGCTTTGGCTTTTCCAAACGCTTTGTCGAATTCTGGATTTCCCCTCACGCCCTTATTGGGCAATACGGCGGGAGAGCCTTCTTTTCCCTTGATGACAGTAGATGGAGTTCCTTTTATTACTACATCCGGAGTTCCTCCTTTTTCAACGGTTTCCACGGTACGGGTACTTCTTCCTCCATTGGCACCTTTTACTACTTTTACAAAAATCTTTTTCTTGGTATCTATGCTTTTTGGAGCATAACCTTCTTCTTTCGCATCTTCTGATGTCTCAGTATCTACTATTCCTTTTTTTGCTTCTTCAGCTTCTATATTATCGTTTTTTGGAATATTGCTACTAATTTTTTTCTTTGGATCTGGCATAATTTCTATTTTTTTATTGGGTTAAATCAAACATTTTCATTTCAGCATTCTTGGCTTCAAAATCTATAGGAGGAGCATTATTTGCTTTTTGGTGCGCTAATTCAGATTGATTACTGGAAGCTTTATCAATACGGGTATCTTTATTGTCCTCGATTATGGAGTTTTTCTGTATCATTCCTTGGTTCATTAATTGCTGAACGGCTAAGTCACCTTTTATTTTTTCCTCAAGAGTCAATCGGTCTTGTTCGCCACGAGTTTTTTCTTTAGCAATTTCTCCTTCTGTAATGGCTTGTTGTTTTTGTGCATCAGCTTGCATTTGTACCTGAATAGTTTGTTGTGCAAATTGATTAGCCTGTTGACTTGTGCGAATATCCATATCGCTTTTTTGCTGTGCCTCTTGTGCTTTTTGTTCCTGTGTAATTTTAGCGCGTTTCTTGATGAGAATGCTTAGATATTGGATAGCAAGTTTTAAAACTTTAATATCCCTTATTTTATACTTATCGTCTAATCCAATTTGTCCTTTTTCTATCGCCATTGATAAATCAGTATCTAGCATTGCTCTTTCCTCATCGTCCATTTCCAACTCAAGGAAAATAGCAAAATCACTCAAATGAAGGTCTTTCACGTAATCCAAATCCTCCACGGCTGTCGCCCCGATTTTTCGAATCAAGTCTTCGCGCAAACTAGGATAGTATTTCAGGATGTCGGAAATACAATAGCTGATGGTTTCGGCAGATTTCAATGTCAAGTAATTGGCTCCGTCCAAAATGTGTCGGGTAGCCAAGTTGGAATTGTAAGCCGCCATTTTCTGGATGCCCACCAAACTGTTCCTGTCCGGAGTGGAAGCGTCGCTGGCCTTGTTCAGTCCCACCACGTCCGTCAATTCAGCTATGTAACCGTTGTTCTCGTTTCGGAGTGCCGTCAATTTGTTGATGCTATCTCCTGTTTTTACTTCTTGGAACGGTTTCTGGGCGTTGTTGTAATCGCCGCCTATTTGTGAGGAACGATACAAATAACTCCCTTTTTGTAAGTACATATTCAACGATTGCTGAACCGTTTGCTTTTTGCCTTCTCCAAGTTCGATTTCTGCCAAAGCGTCAACGTCTATGGCGATACCATCTGGCGTAATGCCTTGTATGATTTGCTCGGCTTTCAACTCAGTGATGTTCGCCTTATCCTCGATAGGCATCATTCGTCCAACTAAGCTAGAGATGATTCCGTCCTGAAAATTGGGTGCCACAATATTGTATTGCTCACATACTTTTCGGTTGTTCGATTTTGGTCTTGACATCGATTTTGCCAATTCCCATTTCAACAGGATATTAGTTCCCAAAACCATAATACCTTCAAACAAAACTTCCTCAACCACGGAAGTTCTCGTAAATTTATCTTTTTTATCTATTGGCTTTGAAGCGTCAAAAAATTCCTTGGCATCGTCTATAAGAACTTCGCCGTTAGCTTTCTTCTTGATCTTGCTGGCTCTTTCACGGAAAGTTTTATAGGTGAAATAAATCAGGTTTGCCGTTCCTTTCAGGTTGTCGGAGTTTGATAATTCGTGCATTACACTCCATCTACTTCCTGATTCAATTATTTCTTTTTTGACTTCTGCATCATTCAACAATTCAGGAAATTCTACGAATATGTCGCTTACCAATACTTTCTCTACGTGTCCTTTGTAAAAACAATCCCTGAAGAATGGGTCTTTGGTTTCTGAATATACTAAGTCCGAAGGGTCAATTCTTTTTTGGATAATTCCCTTGGCTGGATTTAGTCGGGTGAAGTTGCAAGCGATACCGTCTACGACCAAATCTCTCTTGATTTGCTTGTCGATGGTCAGGTCGTATTCGTTCTCTGCCATTACGGTCGCAATCGCCAACTGGTTCGAAAGACAGTTCGAAGGTTTCCATTCCATTTGCATATGAATGTCCAATTCTTCTTTCGTTTCCGGCAATTGGTCCACGGGCATACTGGCAATGTCTAATCCAGATGCTTCTTTTGCTTGTTGAATAATTGGTAAAGTGTTTTGGTCGGATTCTATTCTTTTTCGGTAGGCTTGTTTGTTTTCTTGCGAAACGGGGTCTATGGCTTTGGCTACGATGGAATATTTCCTGTTCACCATTCCATTCACCACCAAATCGACA